AGTCCGAGTGCGGAGGCCCTGAGGGGGATGCGAAGCCTGCCTCTTTGAATATAGCCACCGCTGCCTGGCTACTCATCGAGCCGTCCAAACTCTTTTTTCGCCCCGGCCTGTGAACGGGTCAATGGTGACTACACATTCAGGATGCCTTTGCCGCGCATCCCGGATGCGACCCCGAAGCCGGAGTGACCGGCACCTAATTGACACATCGCATCTGAACCCGGATGCGATGAATGACCCAGAAGCTTCACTCCAGAACCCCTGTCGCCGCGCTGATCGAAACCGCGTGCGAACAGTATGAAACCGCCACTGTTCGCGCAGCCTTCTCACCGCTCTACCCCGAACTTTCGCCATTTTCACGTCTCAGCGACATCGACCCCAAAGCGCTGAGACGTCAAGAGTGTGCGGCATACACACAAGCCACGAAAGTTTTGGCGGAATACCGCCAGTCACTGACCCGCACGGCCGGACACCTCGCCCGCTGGCTCGACGCCACAGAGGAGGACATCCGCGACTTGGCGATGGGCTTCGCAAAATATCAACTACCTGGAACCCAGAAGCTCGCTTGGGCTGTGCAACTGCTTGGCAGCCCTATTCCCGGCAAGACGCTGGTAAGCCAGTTCGCTCGCTTGGCTGATGCGCGCTTCTGGCGCCGTGCGATCCGCACCATCCTGATGCGCGAGCGCGAACACTTCTTCCTGCGCCTTCAATTGGTGGGGACGTCTGGCGAGCGCTACGTCTCCGACGCGCAAGTCCTGTCTCGCCTCGCCCAGTTGCGCCGCCAGCGGAACTGGATGGAGGAAACGGTGCTGGTCCCGCGTTATCTGAGCACCGCCGAGGGGTTCAAGCCCTTGACGCTCGCGGCGGTGGCCGGCGACCCGCGCAAGCGTTTCGCAAAACTTTATGCATTTGTGAAGGCCATGGAGTCCTTGGCCCAGGACGCGGAGTTGGTCTCCGCCCTGGTCACGCTGACTGCGCTGCCGGAGTGGCACCCGAACCCTAGCCACGGTGAGCGCTCCTGGAATGGTAGCTCGCCCCGTGCGGCACATCGACACATCGCCGAGGGCTGGAATGCAGTGCAGAGCGAACTCTACAAACAAGGGGTGGGCATCTCCGGACTGCGTGTCGTCGAGCCACATCAGGACGGTTGCCCGCACTGGCATATCTGGCTGATCTATCGCCCCGAGGTCGAAACCGACATCATGGCTTCGCTGATGCGGCAGTTTCCCGGCAAGCTCAAGCTGCGCTCGCCGTCTCGCAAAGGGCAACCACCCGCTTCCAAGGACGTCATCTATGACACCCGTGCCGATGTGCTGGCGGGCCACGGCCGCCCGCTGAACACCCCGAAAGAAGGTGCGCAGGTCGAGGTCTCCAAGATCGACCCCTCTATCTCCAGCGGCGCGAGCTATGCGATGAAATACCTGCTCAAAACCGTCGACGGGGGCGAACCCCTGGCGAAAGAAGTCGACCTGTTCGGCGAGCGCACGACCACCACCGCGACCGAGGACGAGAAAAAGGCCGCCGCAGACAAGCGGCGAAAGCATCAGCAAGCCGTGGAGCGGGTCGACGGATGGCGCGCACTGTGGGGCATGAACTCGGCGATGCTGTTCGGCGTCGCACGCTGTCTGTCCTCGTGGGATGAGCTACGTCGGCTCGCCACTCCGCCGCAGGAGCACCGACTCTTCAAGCTTTGGGTGCTGGCGCGCGGCTCCGACAAGCCCGGTCACGTCGCCGCGGGCAGTGAGCAACGCGGCGATGCGAAAGGCTTTTTGGAAGCGCTCGGCGGCATCACCGCCGCGCGCGATCCGCGCGACAAGTCCCTGTTGCCGAAGCTACGTCTGGGGCGCCTCACCGTTGAAGGCGAAAACGCCTACGGTGACACCATCCTGCGTCCGAAGGGCCTACAGCTGATCGAACGCCGCACAGCCACGAAGGGTGCCGAGCGCGTGAAGGCCGCACAGACGGTGGTGGCCTCGGTCGTGACGCGGACGCAGGAGTGGATGCTGGTCAAGGCTGATCGACTCAGCCAAGCCCTCGAGCAAGCCACCGCCGCAATGGCTGAGCGGCTTCAGCAAGGGTCGCCCGCTGAACTGGGGCAACGTGCCCTGCAGCACTTCTGGAACGTGTTTCACGACGTGCGATTGGCGATGGGCCGCGGCGACTGCGCCCCTGCGCTGTCCGACCCCGCTCCGGCCTAAGCCCCCAACGCGACCCGTTCTACCTCACATGCGCGCAGACGCAGGGCTCGGCACGTCCAGTGCGCAGAAAATCCCGAAGAACACTTTAAAACCGCCCGACAAAGGCGCAAAAACGCGCGACTCAGGCCGGAAAAATGCCAAAAAACGGCCTGTTTGACCCGGCGGGCTCAAGAACCCCGAATTTCCGGCTGGAAAACTTTCGCTTAGTTATCCAAGGCCAATACGAAAAAACCCTGCCCCTCTTTCGAAGGACAGGGGTTTCAATCACCTCAAGCACCTACCCGAGGGCGGGTGCTTGTCTCCGGGGGAGATTACAGCGCAATAACCAGCGCGTCGAGGTCGATCAGACCAGTGAACTTTACCACCGTGTCAGCGACGTCAACCAACTCATCGCCGTTGGTGTCCTGATAGAAGTAGGTGTTACCACCCAACTGGAACGCCACGGTATCAACGTCAACACCGGCAGCCTTGAACTTAGCAGCGTCAAGCAGAGCCAGATCGAGATCAGTCTGAGTCGTGGTCATCTTGCCAGCAGCAGCCAAACCGGCGTTACCGGTGATGGTGATCGTGTCGCTAGCGGCGGTGAGAGCACCACCAGAAACGACCAGATTCAAACCTTCCACCGTGTCCATCTTGCCGTAAACCGAGGAACCGAGCGTAACGGCATCAATACCACCACCCAGCTTCACGGTTTCAGCCGCAGTATTGACCGACTTGTAGGTCAAACCAGCAACAGGCTCACCCTTTTCATTAACGCTGTTCAGACCCGAGGCATCAACCAGAACCAGCTTATGAGCAGCGAGAGTCGGAGTGGTCACATCACCGATTTCAACGGTAGCGGCACCATTACCCGTCAGCGTCAAGCTAGCGAGATCCTTCAGGTTATCGGCAGCAGCAGCAGCATCTTGCTTAACAGTCACACTGGAAGCAACCAAGGTATCGTCCGTAGTCACGGCTGTATTCTTGGTGTCGGTACCCGCAGACAGGGTCACGGTGACTGCCTTGGCTTCACCCGTCAGCACCGCGTTATTCGCAGCAACAGCGTTAGCCTTGCCACCTTCAACCGTCAGGTTAACGGTCTCTGCATGAACCTTGATAGCGTCAGCAGCGGCAGCCAAGCCCTTGTCTGTGATGTTAACGGTGCCAGCATAAACGATTGCGTTTGCACCGCCAGCTGCCAAGCTCTCAGCAGCAGACTTGTAGCCAGCAGCTTCAGCAGTCAGCGCGCCACGGGAAATGAGGGCCTGAGTACCCACGTTATCAACAATCGAACCCGTGAAGAAGTCCAGAGTTGCGTAGTTGGCCGCCAGCTGGGATGCATCCAGCGCTGTACCAGTGCCTTCAGCAGACGAAAACTTCAGTGCTTCAAAGTTCTTCAGAACCTTGTTCAGGATAATGTAATCGTCAGCGATACGAGCAGCAGCGCCAGCCACAGACACAGTATCAGTACCATCGCCACCGTCGATCGAGTCGGTAGTCTTGATACCGCTTGTGCCTGCAGTAATTGCAACCGTGTCGTCACCAGCACCACCGGTCACAACGTACTTAACACTGGCATTGGTTGTCAGATTGATGGTGTCCTTACCGTCACCACCATCAACAGTAGCTGTAACAGCAGTTGCAGCACCCAGCGTCGCGTTGAGTGTCAAAACGTCGTCACCAGCACCGCCGTTCAACACAGCAGCGTTGGCAGTTGCCGTACCTGCGAAGATGTTGGTAAGGGTATCTTTACCTGCACCACCGCTGATGGTGGCAACGGTATTTGCAGCAGTCGTATAGGTCACGCCGCCGGTGCTGCCAGACAGGTCAACCGCATTAACAACCTTGGCACTGCCAGCTGCGTTAGCAACGGTCAGCGTAGTGGTCACACCCGTGTTGACGATCACCGATTGCACATCCTTACCAGCCGTGACATTGATGTTGGTGTTGGTAACACCATCAGCGTTCAGGTCCTTAACCGTACCAGAAACCGAAACGGTATTCAGTACACCAGCAACGGTAGTGCTGTTGATTGCGAAGGTCAAACTCTCATCGACCGTATCGAAAGCGACAGATGCCTTAGTTGCATCATCAGCGGCAGAAATCGTCTGACCACCGGCAGTGATGCTCTTCAGGCCAGCAGTCGTCGTTGCTGCAAGCTTGGTAACGCTAGCAGCCTTGCTAACCTGCCAGATCTGCTGAGCAGCCGTACCCAATGTGGTGGCATCAATTGCAGCGGCAGATGCGGCAGCAGCGTTGTTGATATTGACGATTTCAACGTTCGAAATCATGCCTTGAATGGTGTCGTTCAAATCAACAACACCAACACCGGCGCCGTCAGCGTCTTTGACTTCAATGTTCAGGGTGTCAGTACCAGCACCGCCGTTGATGGTGTCAACGGACTGTAGGGTGGTGGTGTCAGCGCCAGTTACGCTATTGAAAGCGTAGGCGTTGATGGTGTCGTTGCCGGAAGTGCCAGCAACGGTATCCAGACCTTGAGTGAGCGTAATAGCCAGCTAGTCTGCAATCTCTTTACAAGTCAAAGACTTACGCGCGTTTTGAAGCCCTCGAAGCACCCACTTCCGACCACTTTCCTACCGCAAAAGGCATATTTTCAGTCTGATCGGATATTTTCTTTGTCTTTTCAAAGACTTAGCCGCGCCACCTATCTATATAGACGCAATTTGCAGCCAATCAGACGTACCAACTACCTACCAACCGAAGCCATCTAGTGCAAAGGCCACCCAATGTGTCTCATCAGGTGGCCTTTGTGCCTTTTGCGTGGCCCGGGATGCTGTGCTCATTGTGGCGCATCAGGCGGGTTTTGTGCCTTCAAGATCACGCCAATCGCCCCGTCATCGCGGGTGACGAATTCAATGCCGGCCAGGGTCAGGGCCTTGGCCACCTTGTTGAGCGTGGAGCCTCGGCTGTCGGCCAGCGCCCCTTCCATGCGCAGCAGCGCTGACATCGAAATGCCCGAGGCCTTGAGCAGGTCGTCCCGGCTCCAGCCCAGCATCGCGCGTGCGGCGCGGATCTGTCTTCCGTCGATCATGGTCAACTCCTTTTTGGGCAGGTAAATATTCTGGTCTATCAGACGCTTTTTATGTCCTTTCCGGCGCATTGTATCGTAGTATGACCCTCAATAGATAGAGGAGCACGAGGATGCCAGCACAAGCGTTGACGACCGAATTCCTGGCCACGCTGCCAGGTCGCGAGCCTGCCACCGGGGCCGTGAGTTACTTCGATACGGAGATCAAGGGCTTCCTGCTGGAGCATCGCGCCAGCGGCGGGGCCACCTTTTATTTCCGCTACCGCGATGCGGCCGGCAAAGTGCGGCTGAACCGGATTGGCCGCTCTGACGAGATTTCGGTGTCGGATGCCCGAGCCAAGGCGCACAAGATGAAGCAGATGGTCACCGAGGGTGGTGACCCGAAGGTGGAGAGCCACCGCTTCAAGGATGTGCCGACCTTCGGTAATTTCGTGGCCGAGCGCTATCTACCCTACGCCAAGACCCGCAAACGCAGCTGGGAGACGGATGAGACGATGCTGCGCAATCACCTGCTGCCGGTGTTTGCCGAGTTCCGGATGAACCGGATCACCCGCTCCGATGTGGTGGCCTTCCACCACGCGGTGTTCGAGAAGGGTTACGCCGCCGGGACCTGCAACCGGATGATCGTGCTGATGAAGTTCATCTACAACTGCGCGATCCGTTGGGACATCCTGCCACCCAAGAGCAACCCGTGCGATGGGGTGGAACCCTTCGAGGACCACGGTGCGCGGGAGCGCTACCTGACCACCGACGAGGTGCAGCGGCTGTTTGATGAGCTCGACACCAACCGCAATGTGCAGGTGGGCCAGGTGATCCGGTTGTTGCTCTACACCGGCGCCCGCAAACGGGAGGTCCTGGACGCGCGCTGGGACGAGATTGATTTCAACCGGCGGATGCTCACAGTGCCAGCGGCGCGCTCGAAATCGAAGAAGCCGCGTCACATTCCGCTGTCGGATGCGGCGGTGGAATTGTTGCTGTCGCTGCCACGGCAAAACGACATCCCCTGGGTGTTCTTCAACCCCAAGACCAAGAAGCCGCCGGTGTCGATCTTCTACGCCTGGGACTCAATCAGGAAGAAGGTCGGGCTGGAGGAAGTGCGTCTGCACGACCTGCGCCACAGCTACGCGAGTTTCCTGGTCAACGCCGGGCGTTCGCTGTATGAGGTGCAAAAGCTCCTCGGACACCACGATCCGAAGGTGACGATGCGCTACGCGCACCTGTCGCCGCAGGCGATGCTCGAGGCGGTCAATGTGGTGGGGAATGTCGTGGGGCGGCGGCCGGTGGTGAACTTGGCAGCAACTTTATAGTGACAGCGAGGGCGGCGGCGATTTAGAATGTCAAGTCGTTTGGTTTGTCAAGAGAAAAAGAACAGTGCACTTCCCCTCATCCTGGCCACAGGAATGCCCTCCAGAAGACGCTGAGGCTGCCAGCGGGGAATTGTTTCGTGTTGCGAATACTAACCCTCCCTCTGCAGAAGACTTCAAGTCGCACGAAGAACTGGGCAAGAAGTCCACTGGCCCCCAGTGCCTGCGGGTCGGGCTGTCTCTTTTTCAGACGCTTGATGATGCCGAGCACCTGACCCAGCTGTTCCCAAAACTGGGCCAGTATGTGTTGCGCGGTCAGTTGCAGCCGCATCATGGCGTCATCAAACTGACCCCAAACAATCGACACCCCTCACATACGACTTGGTGGCCTTACGAGGGTGTCAATCGTGCCGAACCATTTTCTCTGGCATTGAGCCCTTGAGGTGCTGAAAATGGATTGGCAAATCAACGCACCTGAATTTGATACCGGAGCTTTCGGTGGAGCTCAGCCCGATGAAGTTCTGTACGAATTCGACGGACCTAGGATTTTCACGGCGACCAGCTCATTTGGTACGCTGCTCTACTTCCTCGCTGAAGAGGATGATGGAGTTTCGCGATTCATTGTTGCGCCAACGAATGCGCAGATCGTAGAACGCCTGAAGAGCGGCATTTCATCCGTTCGGGATGCACTAAATCAGCCCTGGGTTTGGGTGGTAGATACTTCCTTCGACGGAATACCTCAAAAAAGCTGGCGCTGTACCTTGGCTGACGTTCCCGCTGACGTTCTACCAAAACCCGGCGTCATGCTCTGGTCTCATTTGGAGCCCGTTTTCGCCTTGCGGGCAATCGGTGAAGGATTGTCTGAAGGCAACGTTCCAGCCAGTGTGATCCGCCAAGTGATTGACGGTGCAACGACTGCGCTCAAGAAGATCGCCAGCCGCGTCTTTGAAAAGGGGCGGCCGCAAGGTCGCAAAGCAAACTTCATCCGACAGTTCTACGATTTGCCAGCACAGGGGTTTGCGTACAACAGCTTTGAGGTCGCATTCAAACTTCCTGATCCCAAGCAGCTTAAGTTGCCTGACGGCAGCTCCGCTGAGGATCTCAGTGAAGAATTCGAAGAGATCGGAAACCAACTGCAGCAAGCGATTCAGTGGGCGCTCAAAGCAACCCCTGATTCTGCCGACGCAAGCGAAATTGACATTGAACTTCTTGAGGCGCTCGAGAAGCTGGTTCCTCGGCAAACTGGCGTCGTCGAATCAGTTGAAGTACGTGGGCGTATTTTCAAAAACGCTAACAAACGCTACCCGCTAACACGCGAGTCATCCAAGTGTGTCAGCAATGCTCTCAGGAAGGCGCGATCCACTCAAGAGCGTATCTGCCAAATTTCAGGCCTCATTCCTGAAATGGACAAGGACAATTTCACGTTCACATTGCGTGGCACAGATGACGGTCGTGAACACTTCTGCTCTTTCCCTCCTGAGCTAATTGACGAAGTTCTGTTGGCATTCAATACCGACAAGCGCGTCACGGTAAGTGGCCGTGAAACTTTGGGTAACGGCAACATTGAAGTGTCTATCGTTGCCACTTCAGAAGAGCAACCCACCTGATCCAGTCCCCGGGCTATTCCTCTCCCAGTGCCCCAATGAGCCTGGTGATGAACCCGGGGTGAGGCTACTCCCCAAAACGCAAAAATCCCCCGACCCCACCACCGGCCAAGGCAGTGCGATCGGGGGATCGTCATTTCAGGTTGTTGTGGTCGGCGACACCGGTCAGCGAATCGGCCCACGCCACTTGTCGAAGCTGCGCGCGCCGGTGTAGCCCAGATACCCGGCACCGAAGAGCCACCACAGACTCTCGGGCACCGCGCCCAGGAGCTTGTTCAAGTTCTCTGCCGCCTGGAAGACGTGGGTCGGCCACCAGATGCCCAGGATGGCGCCCATCACGCACAGCAGGATCACGCCGTAGATCACGTACAGGAAGGTCGGGCGTGCTCGGCTGGTCCAAGGGTCCTGAGAGTTGGCCTCGGCCAGGATCGCAGAGAGACTCGTCTGCATCTCCTGCAGTGCCAGTTGACCTTCCGCCTGCAGCAGCGCGAGCTTGGCTTTCTCCCGCTCTGCAGGGTCCGGCACCAAGCGGTCGATGAGTCGACTGCCGGCTTCCAGCAGGCCCGGCGCCAAGGTGGTTAGCAATGGGGTCATACCGAGCCCTCCACGAATTCGGCCATCCGGTTCATCCAACCCGCAGCGAACGCTGACTGCTTGGGATCGTTGGTGATCAGCCGTCCGAGATGGCGCAGGCGCTGCCCCAGTACCTTGCCGTAGAGCACACCTTGGTCGGCGGCCGCGATTGCTGCGCGGGTCTTGGGTCCGATCACGCCATCGGCGGTGACGCCCAGTGCAGCCTGCAACCACTGCACCGCCCGCTTCGGCCCGGAATGCACTCCGGCGTCCACCAGCAGATGCAGTAACCCCGGATGGGTGATGGCCTCGAACCCGGGACCGGTGATGTACTGCCGGCGGTAGATCGCTCGGGCCTCCGTTTCCGTCAGCGCTTGCACCTCAGCGGCCGTGGCGGCACGACCCAGCTTGCGCCAGGCTCCCAGCGTCTGCGCGGTGATGCCGAAGTTCGTCGGCCCACCCCGGTCAGCGGGATGATTCACGTAGCCGCCTTCCCGGCGGATGATCTCATCAAGAATTTGTTCGATGGCGTTCATGGCCGCTCCTTGTTGGCAGAATTGCCCAGGCGCGTCTGCGCCCAGCGCTCCAGTTGGTAAATGGCCTGGCTACCCATGTGGCCGGAGATGCCGACCAGGGCTGCCGTGACCAACGGGTTGAACTGCGCGGCCTCGCACAGCCAGAAGGTGATGAGGCCAGCGAAGGCCGAGGTGGCGATCTCGCCAATGAGCTCCACCACGTTGAAAGCCCGGGTCTCGCCGGACTTCACCTTGCGGTAGAAATTGACCAAGCCACCCCAGGCGGCCAGCCCCGTCACCCACAGATAGGTGATCAGGCCGTAGGTCGAAGGATCTTTTTCGGGCACGGGGGTCTCCTTACTCGGTTGCGGTGATAGGAACAGGTGAGTCAGTGAAGCGCTCGCACTCGACCTGCGTCGTGTAGCCCTGGCTGCCAAGCCGGTGCTCGACGCGCTTGATGCGCCAGTCGGTGGGGATGCCCGGGCGCAGGGAAATCGACAGCCGACCTTCAGCGGCCAGACGCGGATCGCCCGGCAGGCTGAAACTGAGCTCGCCCTGTCCGCGTTCGCCGGTGTTCTTGCGCGTGGCTGCGGCGGCTTTGGCCTCGGCTTCCGTGGCATGGACGTAGCGGATTTCCTCGAAGGGCGGCTGGCCGGTGGTTACTTCCCGGCGCTCGCCCTTTTCGAAGTCCCACCAGTACGCCTTGGTGCCGCCGGTGCTGACCTGCGGAGGCGACTGGCCATCCTCACCTTGCGCACTGCCGGTGCCAGCAGGTTTGCGGGCGCTGTGCTGATAGCGCCACTGCGCCAGTTGCTCGGGTTCCAGCTGTAGTGTCGGCAGCACCTGTCCGGTGATGGTCTTGGCCGCCCCTTGGCGGGCCAGCACCAGAAACCCGGCCACAGGTTTCGCCACCGCATCGTGCTTGGCGGCCAGGCGGGTGAGCAGCGCCATGTCCGACTCCGCCGTCTGATCCAGATGCGGGATCGGGATGGCACCGAGCTCGGGATCGATCTTGGCCTGGTAGCGATGCTCGGTGGCGATGGCTTCAACCAAGGCCCCGAGCGTCGTCGCCTCCCAGGACCGTGTCTTGGGGCTGCGAAACGGCCCGACCATGTCGGCTGCCTTGGCCGAGACAGCGAGCGTCGCCGGCGGCGAGCGGATCTCGATTTCGTCCACGATGAACTTGCCCATCGCCACCCAGGATCGGCCGGCGTAGGACAGTGACACCTCCAGCACGGTGCCGATCTTGGGCAACTGGGCAATGGCGCCGTCGGTGCGACGGCGGTCATCGAGCGTCAGGCGTAGGGTGTCGGACGACAACCCGGCCTCGTCAGTGACCACCAGTTCGAGCAGCCGGTCGGCCACCGCGCGGGTGATGTCGGTACGATCCGCCAGGATCAGGAAGGTGGGTTGCATCGGGCCTTCTCCTCACGACCAGATCCGCACCAGCGGCAGCACGGGCTGATCGTTGAGTGCGGGCATCAGGACAGGCGTGTCAGCTGGCAGACGCAGCATCTGCGCCACTGGTAGTCGGGCCAGTTGCCGGTTGGCTTCCACTACCAGGGGCAGCACATCGAGGCGTCCGTAGTGCCGCCAGACCAGGGCATCGAGCATCTCGCCCTCGCGAGCGGTGACCACCTGGGCGTCGAGCTTTTTGCGTGTCATGGCAAGGCCTCCTGTAACCAGACCAGGGCGGCGTGGGTTTTTTCCAGCAAAGTGACGAGCTCGCCAGCGATCTTGCTGTGGCGCTGGCTGTAGCGCACCGGGTCGGCGCGCGCCTGGATCTGAGCAGCGGTGGTCCACAGCGCATTGATCTGGGCGAGCAAGGCGGTGATCTGGGCATCCAGCGCATTGGCGGAAGTCAGCGGTACGTTGGCCGCCGTGATCAGCTCCTGGACCAATGGATCGACCGCGTTAATCCTCAGCCCAGCCGACATCAATTCGCTGTGCAGGCCATTGAGGCTGGCGCTGAACGTCGAGAGCAGTTCTTTCAGGGCGGAGTGAATCGCAGCCACGGTCGTGACTGTGCTGGCGTTGCCCAGGTCATTGAGCAAACCAGGCAGTGACCCCAGCAGGTCATCGACCGCGCCCACCGGATCGGTGAGTACCGAATCGACCACCGAGAGCATTGCAAACGGACTCCAGCCACCCGAGTAGTCGGTGACGGTCTCGTCCTCGCCGTAGGCCTTGAGCTTGACCTCAAACCCCACCCGGCGCGGCTGGCCGTTGTCCATCAGCACGCTGCGGGTGTCACCGACCTCAACGATCACCCACGCGCCCCACACCCGACCCAGGCCATCGACCAGTTGCAAAGGCTCGCCCCGATCGGCGAGTTCGCGCATATCTTCTACCTGCGCGAGTCCTGCATCGAACCCGGGAAACAGCACCCCTTGCAACCGGATCTCCGCTGGCTCACGGCCGGTGAACTGCAGCGCGGGTTCCCGCCCGATGCGCGCCTGCTCGGGCCAGCGCCAGGACTGGCTCATGGCCAGGCTCTGGTAGGTCGCGTGCCCCATCTCGAAACGAAACGGCCCCAGGGCCAACATCACGCGTTCGGCCATGGCCAACCTCCAAAACGGATAAGCGAAACTCAGGAAAGACGATCAGTCGTGCAGCGCCGCACTGGAGCCGCGCAGGGCCTCCCGGATCAGGTTGCGCAGCCGGCCTTCGAGCAGATCGGCCAAGGCCTGCTGATCGCTGCCCGCTGGTGCGTGGATGGTGATCTGCGGGGCAAAGTGGATTGAGGGCGCGCCGGGCGTGTGCGGTGCGCTGGGCGAAGGCGGCGCAGCCAGTGATGATTTCCCGGACGTGGACATCTGGCCCGGTGGCACCGTAGGCGCAGAACGAAGCAGACCAGACTCGTCACGCTCAGTGGCCGCATCACGCCGAATTGGCACGCCCCATTCCGGCGGCACGGCCAAGCCCACCGACGGCCGATCCGGAGACGGCAGTCGCAGCCCAGGTGACGACACCTCGGGTGTGGTCAGTGCAATCGGCACGGCCCGTAGCGACTGCGCGAGTTGCCCGACTTCATTCACGACCGCCGGGCCGGCCGCTGCCACCCCTTGCGCCAAGCCCAGGGACAGCGCACTGCCCAGCGTGGCAAACACCCGCGACGGGCTGTGGATGCCGAGCATTGCTTTGAAGCGGTCACGCAAACCGGCCGCCACTTCACCCACAGCCGCCACGGCCTGCTCTGCCGCATTGCGCACGCCTTGGGCGAGGCCTTGCAGCAAGCTGCTTCCCAGGCTCATGAACTGGCCCGGCAGATCACCCAAGGTGGTGAGCATCGACCCAAGAACGGATTGCAGCGCTTGCAGCGGACTGGGTGAGCTCAGCACAGCGGTTAGTTGCTGCCAGGCCGACTGCGCGCCACCCAATACGCCAGACCACAGGCTGCCGAAGAAACCCGAGAGCGACTGCCACGCGGCTTGCAGCGCAGCCAAGGGCGAAAACGACGCCAGCGCCCGGAACCCTTCCATCACCCAGCCCACCAGTGCGCCGACAGCCCGGATCGGAAACGTCAGCACCGTAAAAGCCATGCTCAACACGCCACCGATCACCGCACCGAGGGACTGGCCGGAGGCGGACAGGCTGTTGAACTCGTCCGTGGTCAGGGTGACTGGAGACAGCAGATCGCGTACCCAACCGACGACACCGCTGATCGCTTCCCCCATGAAGCCAAACACGGAGGCCACCGCCTGACCGATGGGCGCCAACGGTGCCAGTGCTGTTGCAAGGCTGCCGATCGCTGGCTGCAGCGCCGACCGGATGCCTTCGAGCACCCCGCCGAGGTAAGCGGCAATCGGGTCCCAGTATTTGCGGATCACCAGCGCGAGACCGACGACCGCAGCACCAATCCCCGCCACGATCCAGGTGATCGGGTTGGCGAGCAGCGCGGCCGTTGTGGCACCAATCGCTGGCAACATCGACCAGAAAGCCAGTGCCGCTGACTTGATCGGAGCAATCAAGCCGAGCGCGCCCGTCTGAAGGCGGGTCCAAGCCATCGACAGCAGTCCGCTGCTGGCACCCGTCGCCGCTGCCTGCACCTGTAGCAATGCGAGTCCTGCCCGCGCCGATTGAAACGCCACCTGCGCGCCGAGGATCGGCCCCTTCACGAAGGTCCAGGCATACCCGAGCGCAATCGTCGCCACCTTCAGGCCCAGTACGGCACCAACGGTGCCCACCACGACTTGCGTGACCAAAGGAAACCGTTCGGCCAGATTGGCCAGACTATCGATGGGGCCCATCAGCGCCCCGACCAGGCTGTTCAAGGCCGGTAGCAGCGCATTGCCGACCGTGATGCCGAGCCGGCTCATCTGGTTCTTCAGGAGCTGCAGGTTGTTGGCAGTCGTGGCCGAACGCGCTTCGTACTCCTTCTGCATCGAGCCGGCATAGGCTGTCTGATCCGCCACTAGGCCCACCGCCTTCTCGTAGGTGTCCATCGACCCCACCAGTTTGGCGATGTCATCGGCGTACTCCATACCGAAGAGGTCCGAGAGCGTGCCCATCAGGTCGGGGGCGTTTTTTACCTGCCTCAAGAAGGTGGTCAGCGCCCCTTGGGCATCGCGGCCGATCATCTCTTTCATGACCTCGGCCGACAGCCCGATGTCCTGCAAACCTTGCTGGAAGCGCTCGTTCTGTTTATCGGCGGTCGCCAACTTCATCAGCAGCGCATTGATGCCGGTGGCGGCGACCTCTGGTGGGGTCTTCAAGGCGAGGAAGGTCGCGCCCAAGGCATTGAGCTGCGCGCCTGACAGGCCAAAAAGTTTGGCCGTCGATCCCGCCCGGTTGGCGATGTTGAGCAGGTCGGATGCCTTGGCATCCATGTTGTTCGACAGGTGGTTGATGGCGTCCCCGAGCTTCACCACCTCGTCTTGCGTCATCCCGAAGATGGAACGCAGACCCGTCATCGCGGCACCGGCCTGCTCGCCCGACAAATCGAAGGCGACGCCCATCTTGGCCGCGTCCTCAGCAAAGCGCAGCAGTTCTTCCCGGGCGATACCGGCCTGACCCGCCGCCGCGACGATGGCCCCAATGCCGTCGGCGGCCATTGGGATGCGGGTCGACATCAAGAGCACATCTTTGGACATCTGTCCGAACTGCTGGGGTGTGTCGAAGTTCAAGACCTTCTTCACATCGGCCATAACCGACTCGAACTGAACGGCAGGCTGCACCAGGCCATAGAGCGCACCGCCCAAGGCCACCGCATCCATCATCTGGGCGCGGTAGGCGCTGCGGTTCTCCAGGTTGCGGGCCTGCGCCTGTTGGGCGCGGGTCAGGGCTTCGGTGCGGGCGCGCAGGGTCTCCAGCTGACGGCCCAGGCGCGCGGACTCAGTGCCCATGGCGCGGGTGTTGACGCCCGCGCGCTGCAGCGAGATCGAGAGTTCATCGACGGCTGAGCGCTGGCGACGGTAGGCCTCCTCGGCACGGGTGGCGGCGGCACGAGCACGCTCGAGTTCGCGGGCCTGCTTGGCGGTAGCGCCGCCCTCTTGTCCGGCGATGTTGGCTTCCAGCCCGGAGACCTTCTGCTGCGCTGCGCGCATGGCCAGTGCCGCATCCCGAGCTTGGGTGCGCAGGGTTTCGAGCTGAAGGATACCCGACTGTTTGTTGCCCAATTCGGCCATCGTGGAGCCCAGCTGGTTCAGCTGGGCTTGCGCACCCCGTACCGCCGACCCCAAGGAGGCCGCCAGCGTGGCACCGATACTGATCTGGACGGGATGGGCCATGGCGTACCTCGGGGAATGACGGCATCAGGATGTGGCCGTGGCGGATGACAACCGCCGCGCCAATGACAAGGCCTCGACCAACTCGCTCACATCCAGGGCGAGCAACTCGGATCGAGGCCAATGGGTGTAGAGGGCGAGCTCCACCACGAGGGCGGGCAGCTCACCCGGATTCACTGCAAAAAACCGCCCAGCACCTTCTGCAGTTGGGCGTAGTCCTTCATGTCGAGCTGGTGGATCGCGGCCGGCGGCAGTTCGGCCAGGTTGGAGATCAGCCGGATCTCGCGCTCAGCGTCGGTGCCGGCCACCTTCTGCGCAGCCAGATGGTCGCCGACGGTGGGACGGCGCAGGGCGATTTCCTTGATCGGCAGGCCGTCGTGCTCGATGGGGAAAGAGAGGTTGATACGTTCGGGGGTGTGTTTCATCGTGGTGTTCTCCTGGGTAGGTCATCAGACGCCAATCGCGGCGCGAATCTCAGCCATCTGATCGACGCCGCCGACCTTGCGCACGAGGTTCACGGCATCGATCTCGACCAGCTCCTCATCAGCGATGGTGAGCTTGTAGTAGTGCGCCGCCACCTGGAGCGTCAGCGTGCTCTTGTCACCGGGTTTCCAGGCACTGGCTTCGATCTCCTTGCAGCCCCCGGCGAGATTGACGATCACCGGACGCGCGACCGTCCCCTGGGCCTGGATCGCTCCGCGCAGGGTGATCTGGGTGCGGGTGGAATCCAGCAAGCCAAACAGCTTAAAAACTTCCGGGTCGAAGTCCGAGACGGTGAGTTCGGCTTCGAGCTTGTCCATCCCGAGTTCGATCTCCACGGGGATATCCATGCCCCCAGCACGATGCTCCTCGGTCTTCAAGGTGAGCTTGGGCAGCTTGATCTCGTCGACGCGCCCGGCGTAGCCCCGTCCATCGACAAAGAGGTTCATGTTTTTCAATACGTGCGGTAGTTCGATGGCCATTACAGAATCTCCTCAAGGTAATCGCCGACCAGGTGTGAGCGAAACACGATGTGCTCAGCCGGATACGGGGCGGTGAAGTCAAAGTCGAAATACACCCGGCCATCGGCAATGGCCTGCGCGGTGTTGAGCTCAGGGTCGGCCCAGCAGCGCCCTCCCAGAATTGCCGCCTGGGCCTTCAACTGGCGCAGGTAGGCGTTGACCATCTCGGTCACTTCCTCGACATAGGTGCGGGTGATGTTGCGATCCACCGCCCACAGATGCGCCTTGACCAGGGACTCGTTGATCATGTCGGCGGTGCGCCGCACCGACAGGAAGGCCCAGCGGCTGTCAGTGGCACAGGTGCGGTTGCCCCACAGGCGAATGCCGTCGTGGGACACGAAGGTCGCCACCGAGAACTCGTTCAGATAATTGGCCTGGGTGTTGGGGTCGTTGATCGCCCATGACACCGGACGCGCGGGGCGCAGCACGCCGGTCACCACCTGGTTGGACGGGCTGAACCAGAAGCCACGCTCGGCATCAGACTTGGCGATCAGTCCGGCCACCCGGGCCGAAGGTGGCTCAACCATCTCCGAGCCATCGCGCCCGCGCACCACCAACCAGGGATCGACCACATAGGCGCGGTCACTGCCAAACTGGGCGCGGTAGTCGATGGCGGCCTCATCGTTGGTATTGGGTCCATCGATGACCGCAATCGCGCGGGTCTTCTGGGCCACTGCAATCAGCGCATCGGCCACCGCTTTGTGCTGGCTAAAGCCCGGGGCAATCAGGATGCGTGACTTCATCTCGCTGCGCGTTTCTTGCAACGCGGCGATCCCGGCCAGTTGCCCGGTGGCGGGATCAAGGCCGCCGATCACGGCATTCATGGTCTCATCCAGCGTCGCCCCTTCCGGGACGCGCACCACATAGACAAAGGGCGAAGCCTGGTCCTGGATGGCGCGCAACGCATGGGGCAAGGTACCCGACTCGCCCAGGTGGGCAGCCAGGCGCCGGTTATTAACCAGCACCGGGACATTGAACGGGAACGGTTCATCCATGCCACCATCGAGGCCACGCGAACCGAGGGTAGCGGCCACCACGCCGGCACCCTCACCGCCCGCCGTGACGTTCAGCAGGGCTGCAATACTGGGCTCTGCCAACAGCGCTTGAGCGACCTCGCCAGCCGTGCTGATACGCGCGCCGTCGAGATCGGTGGCCAGCGTCACGTTGATCAGGGTGCTGCCCGGGGCGCGGGTATCAAGAGTAACCGCCAGTGGCGCTTCGGGTTCTGTGGCCGCGCGGATCTGGACACGCAGGGTGTTGCCCAGTGCACCAGAGGCCTTGGCGGTAAAGGTTAGTGCCGCATCCCCCTGACCCAGGGTCAGGGTAGCGGTGCGTGCAGCAGAGGCGCCAGGGGCGGTGCCCACCAGGCCGATGACCGAGGACTTGACGGTGCGCACGGTGCGCCCGCCCTCTTCAATCTCAACGAGCTCGATGCCGTGCAGGAAATGGTCTGCCATAGCGGTTCTCCAGAAAGAAAAAATCCGCCAGAGGCGGATCAGGAAACAAGGGGATGGTGTTCGACAGGGATCAGGCGGCGGGCTTGCCCTCGTCGGGCTCGATGGACTTCTCGCAGTGGTTCGGATCGAGTCGGTCGAGCAGTCGGCAAAAGACACAGGCCCAGCGCTTTCCTTCGCGCGCGGCCTTGCCGGCGCGGCTTGAGAGCGTCTCGTCCTCATCCCCGCCAAAAGCGGCATTGGCAAGCTGGTCGTGGGCCACCGCCAGCGTCCAGGCCCGTCGGCTGCCAGCCAGGGCAGCGACGAGCATCCAGAGGGAGGCGACCACGGCGGCAATCTGGCACAAGGCCCAGACCGCGAGCATCGACAGGCGATTCAGGATGGCAGCCCTCATGGCGTGATCTCCTCGCCTTGCGCCTGCGGCCAGCCCGATAAAATGTCGTAGCCCGAGAGCGCCTCAACATCACCACGGTCGGCCAGCGCCCGGATCGCATCCTTGTGTGTCCAGGCAGCGGCGTAATGTGCCGAGACCCAGGCCATCACCGCGAGGCCAAAGGCCACCGCCTCCTCGCCACTCAAGGGATGCGTGACATCCTCGGCATCCCGAAACACCACACGGGCCTCGGCATCGCCGGCAATGACCAGTGCGGTACCCGAGGTCGCCACCGCATTCACATTGCCGGTATCGCGCTCGTTGCGCAGCTGCACGGTACCGGTCAGCCCATCGGCAAAGGTGTGCGGTTTGCCTTGGGTAATCCGCCGGTCGCGCTCGGCATCGATCTGGGCGGTCAGCGCAAGGACGCGCTGCTGAGCTGCTTCGCGCCGACTTTGCGCAAGGATGGCCTCACGGGTGTGCTCAGAGCTCACCACCTGCCAGCCGTTGCCGACCCACAGCACCAGGGCATCCGAGCCGTGCTCGGGTGGTGGCGTGAAGGTGTAGTCAGCCGGCGCCGGCTCTCCCGCCGCCAGCGTGATCGCCCGGCCCAGCGTCTGGTCGGCTTGAATCTCAAATGCGTGTCTGGTCTCGTTCATCAGCGTCCCCTGACGGCATAGCGCAGGGTCTGCCCTGACGCGTGGTTGATGGTGAAGCCTGCCAAGGTCGGCGCGGTGGGCAGCCGAAACTCGGTGGCCGGGTCATAGTTGCGGGCCGAGGACAGCCGCACCCCGCTGGTGTTGTGGGTGAGCGTGACAAAGGCGTCGCCCCGACCCACTTCCCAGATGCCGTTGTTGGTCGAGAACCCCTGGGACGTGCCATGGCCCACCAAGCCCGGCTCGGTGCTGATGTAGCGGTAGATCTCGGTCGAGCTCTCGGTACACCGGAAAGGGATGTAATTGAGCTCCCGGTTGAAGCGAATCTGCGCGCCGCTCACCGAGGAGGTGTAGTCGTAAGCAACGGTCCAGGTGCTGCCGCCATCGCGGCTGTAGCGCACCCGCATCGTGCCCGAGCTCGTGCTGTAGGACAGTTGCTGGGTGGCTACGACCAAGCACCCGGGCGTGGCCCAAGCCGCCATGAATTCGCTGTAGCTGCTACTGCCAAACACCGAGAGTGGGGTGGCGACCGCCGTGAAACTCACAAAGTCTTCGGTCTTGATCAGCCCCCGGCGGTGACCGAGGTACCAAGCGCCGTCCTCATGGGTGATGCCCAGCGGGTACTCGGCCGGCAGATAAGAAAACGCCGTCCATTGCTTACCGTCTTCCGACGTCCAGCCGCCATCGCCATTGCTGCGCAACAAGATGGCGCGTCCTGCCAGGACATCGCAGCGACGTTCACCGTGGCGGGCGTTGTGAAAGCCCTCGTCGATGCTGTCAGAAGCGATGCCACTCACATCCAGAGGCTGGCCGGTGGCCACGTCCGTGGCGATGGCCCAGGTGCGCCCGTTGTCCTCCGAATAAAACAGCCGATGCCGATTGGGATTGGCCAGATAGGCGGCAAAGAAGGTGGTGCTGCCGATCCTCAGAAACCGACTGGTCGGATAGACGAAGTCGGCATCGGCCACGTCGGGCAGCGTGACGCGCTGGATGGTCTGGCTGACGGTGTCGACCCGGTGCAGCTCGCAGCGTGAGTCGCTGCTGCGATGCACGCTCAGCAAAATCTGATCACCAGCGGTGGCGCAGCTACGGTAGCTCTGCGAGGTGTTCACCGCCGGTCCCGCGTTGCCCAGCGGCGTGAAGGTCGTGCCAGTCAAGCGGCCGATATGCCAGCCGTAGTTGCCTGAGGTCGTCTGTCCGTAAAACGCCAGCACACCATTGCACAGCACCGGGTTGGCAAAGCCCGAGGGCATGGATCGGGGTACCAGCGTGAAATTGACCCGATCCAGGCTGTAGGCAATGCCCGCCGAGCCGAGTGTCAGGACGTGGCCCGTGTCGGGATCGTAGTTCAGCTGGTTGAGACCGGTACCTGCATAGTCGGCGGTGACCACTGTGGCGCCGGTCGCGTGCACAGACTGCACGGTATTGCGCTTTTGCTCCTGGGTCGCGGCCAGCACCGGAAAGTCTTCGATGCGGGCCACGCCCCCATCGGCCAACAGCCAGTCGGTACCCAAGAGTTGCGGCTGCACGAAAGCAAAGGCGCCCACCGGCAGGTTGGGCGTATCGGCCCATTGGCCATCGTTGCGCAGGAACTGACGCGAGAGGCTCGCCGGCGGTGCGGGCACCATGCCCAGGCTGCCCGGCGTGGAAGGACTCGCCCCTTCGAAGGCGGCAACGCTTTCCAGCGCCGCGTCGAACTCGGCGCGCAGGGCTTGGGCTTGGGCGACGATCTGGGCGAGTTGCACCTGGGCGGTGTCGCTGAGTTGGCCGCTGGCAGTCGCAAGATGCGTATCGAGCGCCGCCAGCGCCTGGGTCAGGGCCTGAGCGAGTGCGCTCTTTTGCGTATCGCCATAAGCGATCACATCGAACACCGTCGCCTGGCCGGAAATCGCCTCGATGGCCTTGGCCAGCATCACGACATCTTCGGGGCTGGCATTGGCGGAGACCGCATCGATGCGGGACTGCAAGGCGGCGATCTGGGTTTGTAAGGCAGGGGTCACAGCCATAGGGCCTCCTGGTTCAGTACAGGTTTAAGTTCAAAAGCTGGTTCAGACGCAGGCGGCGCAGCTGACCGGTGAGATCGGCACTGACCTCGTCCAGCGCATCGGCCACCGCTGTGGTGGTGGCCTCCAGCGCCGTGCTCACGTCGCTGCGCGTCTGCGCCATGGCCGCCTGCGCCTCGCTGCGTTGCGCGCCGAACCCGGCATCAATCGCCACCAAGGCCTCGCGCAGGCGCAGCACATCATCCGAGAGCAGGTGGTCAGGGTGCGGCAGCGGCAGGTTCAGCACGGGGGTGCGATCAAGATCCATGGCTCACCCCCCGTCAGGTCACGATCACGCGCAGGTTGCGCACGAAGGGCCGGTGCGCAGGCGTCCCCGACAGCGCCAGCTTCACGCGCGCGGTGCGGTCAGCACCGACACCGACGAGGCCCGTGGCCTTGTAGGTGCGCTCGACCCAGCCGTTGCCCACCTCCACGCCCTTATCGAGAGCCAAGTCCGTGAAACTGCCGGGCGTGCCGGACTCGGCCTGCACCGCCACGCTGGACGTTCCCGGCGTGAGTGCATCGAAGGTCACCGAGACGTTGAAGGTGGCCGCAGCCGGAATGGCGCGAGAGAGGTAGTCACCAGCGGCTTCGAGCGTGCCGAACACCAGTTGCGTGCCCGGATACAGGATCGGGCTTGCTGTCTCGGTACCCGTCAGCTTGGCAGACACCGCCAGGTTGCCCGTGAGCTTCTCGCTCAAGGCCAGCCCCTGGTCTTCCGACAGGGTGTAGATCCGCCCCTGGGAATCGGTCGCCAAAAACTGCACATCGGTGCCGGCGGCCGGACGCTCGACGCCTGCGAGCGCCATCACATCCGACAGGTTGGTCACCGTGTACTGACCCAGAGATACTGTCTTGGACTGCTGCGAGAAGCGGCACCCCAAGAGCCGGAAGGTCAGGTCCTGCGTCTGGTGCGGGGTCCAGGTGATCCCGTTGGAGGACGAGAGCAGCACGCCGATCTGGTAGGGCTGCGCGGTGACCCAGCCGGTGCGTGGGTCGTACTTACCCAGCTCCGCCACCGAAACCGCGTGGTTCGCGTCATCGGTGAGCACCACGAGGGCGTACTCGCGATTGGCCTCCAATGCCACCGGGTCGAGGGTGATACGCGTGGCATTGCCATCGGTCTTGATGTCGGACGCCAACAACCGGCCTTCGGTCAGCACCGTGGTGGTGGGCATACCGACTTGCGTCTCACGGATCTGCACGATGACCGGCGCCGATCCCCCCTTGGTGGTGAACCACAGCTCCAGCCCACCGATGGTCCGGCGCTCGGGCAGCGTGAAGGTTTGCGCCAGCGGGTCCCAACGGCGCACTACGGTGGTCAGGATGCGGCGGCGGGTTTCGGTAACGATCTGGCCGCGACCGACATAGGTGGCGGAGCCGTAGCTGCCGCCGGCACCCAGGAATTCGACCAACTTCGCCCCGGCCGGAATCGCCTGCGGGATCTGGAAGCTGCCGGTGAGCAGGCCCGACGCATTGGCCGCCGTACCCACAGGCTGCGAAATTCCGATGCCATCAAAGCGCAACTCACTCAGTGGCTCACTCGGCCCAAACCCGGTGACGGTGTAGGCCACATTGAGGCTGCGCAGAAACTGCGCTTCCTCGCTGGAGGAGGCCAGCACCTGATCCGAGCGCCGGGTTTCGACCACCTGTTCAAGCACGCCGCTGCCAGTGATCAGACGCTCGGTCACGTCCGACGCCCAAGTGGTATTGGTGACAGTGAACTGATCCACCGCCGGATTGAGTGTCACCCGGGCCGGTACCGGCTCGAAGGCCTGGTAGGGGTTGATCTTCATCGACCCGGTGCGGGCCAGCTGCTCGATCACTGGGGTCAGGGTGTAGTCGAGCGTGATGAGGGCGTTGCCGTTGTCCTTGGCGTGCTGCGCACTGGCTGTGATCGGCAGCGTCAGCACCCCGGCCACAATCGCGCCGGTTTGCGCTGCGCCCTGGTCCCGCAGGTCGTCATCGAGGAAGTTGTCGACGAAGAGGCCCTTCTTGGCGGCCGGCTCCCGGATGTTCGCATCCACGCGCAGGCGCTCCAAAGCCATCAGGTCGTACAGATCGGCGATCTGGCGCTGCATCGCGGTGAGTTCCGACACCTTGATGGTGCGAATGGCGATATTGCGCACCAGAGGCGTCGAGCCACTGCGCCAGCTGTAAGCGATCTCAGCCAGGGTCAGGCGCGAAGCCGGTACGGTCGGAGCGAACGGGTTCCTGACCTGCGAAATCCCCTTGATACGTTCGATCTGGCCGTCGGCGGTCAAGGCCAGCACATCCACACGCGGCAGCTTCCACTGGTAGTCGATGTACATCGTTGAGCCCTGCACGACACCACTGACCTTGAAACCGGTGTCAGTCAGGTCGGTCGGGGTGATGCTGGCGATGTACTGGTAGGTGACCTGGTAGCTTGATCCCGGTGCGGGCTCGGCCCCACCCGGGCTCCAGTCGATCTCATCGCCCACCACCCGGTAGTCGGTGCCTTGCGCGTAGATCGTGCCGCCTTGTTTGACCTCCAGCACCGCCACCACGGTGGGCTCAGTGAGCACATCGCGGCTACCGGTGAAGGCGCCGTGCACCACCGTTTCGGTCTTGGCCTGCGTCACCTTGATGTCGAGCACCTGTGCCAGTGGCGGGCGGTTGATCGTCACCACCATGGAACCATCGCCGCTGTCGTTGAACACCTGCGGCTCCGAGGACACCCGCTGCAGATCGGGATCGATGGGCAGACGCAGGCGCTGCGATTGGCTGCGTTCGACCTTGAAACCATCGATGTTGGCGCGCCCCTCCGCCACAGAAAAGATGTGCTCTTGGCTGTCGCCATCCAGAGAGAGATAACGCACGCCCAGACCGTCGACGACATAGTGGCCGTTGGCATCGAAATCGTAGCGCGCCAGGCCCGCGATCACGCCATCGAGCACGGGCGGCTGGCGGCGGTTCTCCAGCAGACCGTTGTCCAAGGCATAGACGGCGTGGAAGTCACCCGGCTGACCGTCACTGGTGCTGGCCCCTTCCCAGCCCCAAGCGAGCGTTTCCTGCAGACGCCCGGCACCGGGCTCCTGGTAGTTGCGCACGCCCACGGCCGGTTCCCGCAGAGTGGGGTCTTCCAGCTCGGTGACCGTGCGGGTCGTGAAGCGGACGCCGACAGCCACGCGGCCATCGACCGGTACGGTGAAAGTCGCGGCCGACACCTCACGCACCGCGCCACGCAAATAGACGCGACCCGCTTCGAGGGTCACCAAACCGGTATCGGCATCGATCTGCAGGTTGGCGCCGCTAACGATATCGCCGTCCTTGAGCAAGGCATCGGCGACACCCTGCAGGCGGTGGATCAGGGTGGTCTGGATCTCGTTGAGCTCTCGGGACTGCAGGCCATCACCGGCACGAAACAAGAGTTGGGTGTAGTGCTTGGCCGGGTCAAACAGGTTGTAGTAACGCTCGATCATGGGTGGCCTCGCTTAAAACGTGACGACGAATTCGAAGGTCTCGCGCGTGCTGGGCTGGCGCACGATGGGCACCGAGTTCTGCAGCACGAGCAAGATGCCCGGATCGGTGATCTGGGCCGGGATGAAAAATTTCTGCCCGAGGGGTAACTCGGGGTCGGTCTGGGTGCTGACGAAGAGGCCTTGCTCGCGTACCACGCTGGTCGCGGCATCCTCGAAGTCGAAGCGCACCCGGATGAACAGGTGGTTGGTCGGTTCGGTACTCAGCCGGTAGCGCCCGGTCGGCACCACGATCTCGCCCTCGGGGTCGGCTGCCACGAAATGCACCTCATCAACCACCCGGCGGCCGACCTCGCGCAAGAGCGCCGTCTGGCCAATCGGCTCGGGGGGATGCGAGACCTTGAAGTGGACGGTGACATCTCCCTGCTCGGGAATGCTGCTATCGGGCAGACGTCGGATCACGCCTTCACGGGCATTGGCGCTGTAGTCGACATCGAGCAGGTACTCGGTCTGGTCATCCAGCGTGGTGACACGGATGTCAGCCAGATGCGTAAAGCCCAGCTCGATCACCCCCGCCTCATCAAAAGGTGTGCTGATCGCTTTGGTGGTGTCCCACAGCGGGTCGCCCTCGCCCAGCGCGAGGTGCAGGGTTTGTTGTTTGATCGCGGCGGCAAGCGCGGCGCGACCGCTGGCAGTCAGGATGGCCATCGGGTACTCCAGAAAATGAACGGGATAGAGAAATCAGGACTGCGTGCTGTGGCTGCTGCCGATCAACTCGCGGGTATCGGTCCAGCTCGAAGCCGGCCAGCGCACGCCGGTCCAGGTCTGCCCTTGCCAAGCCGCGCGGACACTGAGGACAGGCACACGTGCGGGAGAAACCTGTGAAGCGGCGCCGGCTTGAGCGTTGCCGGTCAGTAGGCGCCACAGACTCGGGCGGGCGTCGTCAAAAACATAGGGCGTGGCGTGGGTGAAGCCAGAGATGCAAATTTGCATCTCTGTCAGTGGCCGCCACTCGATCTCGGCACGGTCGCCCAAGGTGAGATCGCCCAGCCGGGGCAGAGGCCGGGTGCGATAAAGGGCGCGACGCGGGGTACGGCTGTTCACATCGCCCAGCGTCACCTCGGAGAGCACCACTTGCGCCCGTTGGTACAAACGTGGACTGAAACCCACGGGATCAGGCAGCGGCGCCTGGATCAGGCTGTACAGCCGCATCAGGGATACGACATCCCGGACTGGTGCGACATCGCCCAGACGCAGCACGCCCAAAGCCGCATCGGCCCGAGCCGATACCCGGTGGACGGCGCGGCTTTCTCGCTGAGCGCTCAGGCTCAGGGGCGGCACTGTCGTACTGCCTGGGTGCTGGGTATAAAAGCGCTCCAGCACTTCCACCCGGCGCAGGCGATGATCCGATTCGGACAAGGTGCCCTTGCCGAGTCCGAACGGTTCGCCCTCTTCCTGCCAGACAAACCTCGGCAGGTTGGCATTGATATCGCCCAGCGGCGTGCTGTCAGACAGCACCACCATCGCTCGGCAGAACCTGCGCTCGGGCCGCACCCCAACGGGATCAGGCACGCCCAGCGCATTGGCGAGCGTGAAGAGGTGCGAATGCAGGATCTCCTCGTTGGGCGTATGCCCCGGATCGCCCAAGGCAGAGAAACTCAGCAGGTAACGGTCGATGAGGCGAGCCACTGCGAAACGTACGGCTTCACGCGCGGGCGTCAGCACGATGTCGGGCGGAGGGTTCGCCCATTGGCGGACCCGGCCAAACGACAACTTGGTCTGCCCATCCCGCCAGAACACGCCGCTGTGGTCCGAGAGCAGCGCCTCGCCCAGCCGGCTCTCGTCCAGCACCAGGCGGCGCAGATCCCAGCCGTGGTAGATGCGTGATAGTCGACTTCGGGCCGGAGCTGAGAGCCGGGCAATCGCGATCAGGTTGGCTATTTGCCCATCGTCATCCAACACCCGACCCGGATCGAACTGAAACTCGGCAAAGTGAATGCCTGGCGTTTCCTGCTCGACGGTGGCGGTCGCGCCGATCCACGACAGTGCCGTGGTGAGTGCTGCCTGGGTGCCACGTAGGCGTTGCCAGCGAATGCCCTCGGCAATCGCCCGCCTCGGCTCGGGCAGGTAAGGCAGCAACTCCCCGAGTCCGTACTCCCAGATCAGCCAGGGCAAGAGGCTGTCAGCGGGGTCGGTCTTGAAACCGGCCAGGGCTTCGGCGTCACCGGCCAGGCGCGTGAGCAGATCGGTCGAGATCGATAGCGAACGCTCCAGCGCGGTGGCGTTGGGTGGCAGCAGATGATCGGAAGTCATGCGCCCTCCTGGGTAGAAAACCCCAGGGCGGCGCGCGCTTACCGGTCTCTGCCTGCGAAGGTCAGCTGGACGTCGGTCAGGCGCACCGCCTGGGTGCTGTGGATGCGAATATCGGTGGCGGGTTCAGTGAGCTCGACCTTGTGGACACCGGGTTGCTGCAGTTGCCCGATCAGCCAGGAGCGGGTCAGGTCCCAGCCGAGGACGGCGGCTTGGGCGAGCTCGCGGGTGAGGCGCGAGGCCAGTCCTTCGAACACCGCCATGGACGTATCGGGGTAGAGCCAGATCTGCGCGGCCACCGTGACCGGCACCAGGCTCACCGGGACGACCTCCACGGTGTCGGTGAGTACCCGCACGTCGTCGCGTAGCACCGTGGCACGCACGGTTTCCAGCAACGATTCAGGCACGGTGTCGCTATGCCCCGTGGGCAGCACGCTGATGCGTACCCGACCCGGGCCGGGACTGTCGACCGCGACATCGGCGACTTCCGGTGAAGCCGACAAGGCCCAGTAGCGGTAGTGCGCCGCTCCGCCCGCATTGGCGAAACCCATGATCCGGGCGCGGATGCGTCGGCGCAGCGGCTCGTCCTGTTCTTGGGGCAGGCGCGTCACGCCATAGAAAGCGCCGAGGTGTTCCAGGTCATTGCCGACCGCAAAGGCCAGCAAGTTGGCCCGTGCCGCTTCGTTGATCCGGGATCGCAGCAGCAACTCCCGGTAAGCCGCCACTTCGATCAGCTTGATCGCCGGGTCGGAGGCCAGCAGCGCGCTGTACTGCGGGTAGCGCACCTGGAAGTCGCGCAGCAGCGCATCGAAGATGTGCTCAAAGCGCAGCGTCTCCAGCATCTGCGGGCTGGGCAGGCCGGCGAGTTCCGGTGCCAAGGTGGTCGGGATCATGAACGTCCTCCATTGCCGATGCTCAGCCCTGACAGGGTCACGGTCTGGCCTTCAAAGCCCTGCAGCCGCACTTCGCCCTCCAGGGTCAGTTCCACCCAGCCGGCCCGCGCATCGGTCAGGCGCACGCGGGTGAGCTTGAAGCGTGGCTCCCAGCGGCGCAGTGCCTCGGCCGTGGCGGCGTAGAGTTCCACGGCCAGGCGCGGGGTGATGGGTTGATCGATCAGTTCAGGGATGCGTGAGCCGTAGTCGCGGCGCATCACCCGGGTGTTCAAGGGCGTGGAGAGGATGTCGGCGATGCTCTGGCGTAGGTGGTCAAGGCCAGCGAGGGGCTGGCCGGTGTGGGCACTGAGTCCAAGCATGACGGCTTCCTGAAGCAAGGGAGGAAACCGGCAAATTTGCCGGATTCCTCGGGGTGGCGGATTCAAGGGCCGGCGGTTGCCTACCCACCGGCGAACACATTCGGACTGCCGCTGGCCGCGACCGAACCACAGCTGACCGGGTCCCCAATGCGGCACAGCTGCAGGTCGTTGCAGTAGACCGTGCCGCTGCCGGCGGCGAGCACCCCGTCGTGACAGGACTTGCCGCAGCAGTGCGTCGCCCAGGCATCGCTTTGCCGGTGCGCCGCGATGCCATTGACGAAGACGTTGGGCGAGGCTTGGATATTGGGTCGGGGTGGCCAGCAGGCGTGGCCGGAGCACTCACTGCCGAATTGGGTGACGGCGGGCATCGACAGCCTCCTTCAATGCATCACGCCCGGGCGTCCAGTCGGCGCGCACGCGCAGGATGAACTCGGCACTGTCCGAGCCTTGCGCAAAGTACGCGGTGACCCGGAAAGTCCAGTCGAGCGAGGGTTCCTTGCGCGGCGTAAAGCAGATGATCTCGTCGGCCGCTGCAGGAATCTCCGGGAAGTCCAGACAGATGCCGGTCTGCCGACCGCCATCGGCCAGCGGGGTCTGGTACTCGATCTCGATGGGTGGATAGAGACCCGTGATGACCTGCGGTACTGCGATCACCAGCCCAGTATCGTCCTGGGTAACCTCCAGGCCGATGATCTTGGGTCGCGGCCCGACGATCTCAAAGTCGTAGTGGCTGGCAGGCGTCCCGTCTTCATCGACGGCCACAATGGGCGCCGCGACAAAGGTGGCGTTGGCGACCACCTTCAGCCAGGGGATGAGTTCAGGATCTGGACTCCAGGTGGCCATAAAAGCTCCTTGTCAGTTCAGGTCAATCCGGGGGGCGGTGAGGCGAATGCCGGCATCCGTCATCTCGATCTTGCTAGGCCCGATCTCCAGGACGATCTTGCCGCCACTGGGTACTGACAGTCGCCAGTGGTGCTGAGCACGGTCGTACTCCATCACCGCGCCGTCTTTCCAGAGCGTGCGGGTGATGTCGGCACTGTCGGCCGGCGGTGGATAGGCATCGCGGTAGAGCGAGCCCACCACCACGCCCTGATTGAGATCGCCACCCGGGGCGACCAGCACCACCTGTTCCCCCGGCTCGGGGGCGTGCCAGGTCCGGTCGGGTCCAGCACGCACGGTGGCAAACGGCAGCCAGGCGGTGAGAATGGGACCCGCTTGCACGCGCACCCGAGCACGCTCGGTATCGAGCTCGGCCACTTGCCCCAGCATCACCAGGTTGCTCAGTCGACGCTCGGCCTCGGTCATGTCCTGGTGCAGATGGCGTTCGCTCATGGCTTGACTCCTGTAAGTGGTTGGTAGTCGGGCTCATGAGGGATGCCAATGCGCGGCACCCAGCTGTAGAGCACCTGTAGCGGCAGCGTTCCCTCAGGCGTTTCCACCGGCCGGGTCCAGTAGCTGACCTCGAACGACAAGCGGGCCGCCAGCACCGGCGTGTCGCCCTCGCCACCCTGATCGATCTCGGTGCGGGTCAGGCGGGTGCCTTCGACCAGCAGCCCAAGCGTCTCGTCGGCATCGAGGATGGCTTCGACCGCTTGCGCCAGGAGATCTGCCTCCTCGGCTGCGGTCTCACCACTGGCGATGATCTCAACCGACAACTCCAGCTTCCGATAACGCAGACCCGGATCGGCGTTGGGCTGATCCTCAATGCGCTCGTCACGGGTGTAGATCAGGATGGCCGGCAGCTTGCCGGCAAAGAGCGGTGTCGTTCGATGGATGCTGATGCGCGCAGCGGTGATACGCGCATCCACCTTGGGCAAAGCCTCGATGAGTCGCGCGGCCACCGCCTCACGGATCAGGGTGCGTGGATGCTTCATGGCCGCCCCCTCCCTGCGTACCCCTATGCAGCATCAGTTTCAGAAAGCCATGGCCATCGGGGCGCACCTCAACGATCAGGTAGAGCACGCCTTGCACCGTCACGGCATCGCCCTCGGTCGGTGTGGCTGGCAAATCGGCCTGCCGCACCTCCAGCACCGGCTGCACCATGGACATCGGCACACCCGTGCTGGCATCCACCTCCTGGTGCGCAGCGGTGAACACGCCCCGCCCCGGCAGCGCCTCGGCTTGTCCCTCAAGGTGAAACACCACCGGCTCACCGAAGGTGGTGAGCACGATGGATGACATGGCCCGGGTCAGGTCACCAAAGACGGTCATGGCCACCTCCCATCACGATCACCAGCCATTACTGGAGAAAAGCCGCACGGTCAGCGCCGGCCGTTTCACAATCGGCAGCGGATTCGACTGGGTGTAGATATCCACGCCGGTGCCATTGGGCCGGGCCAACTGATGGGCGTAAAGCTCCTGGCCATAGGTGCCCACCGCTTCCATCAGGTTCGCCGGGGCGAAGTAGGTGCGGAAGGTATCGAGCGTGCCCAGCGGGAACGCCACCCCTTCGCGCGGTGGAATCAGGCGTGCCGTGCTGCCATTGGCCAGCGTCACCGTGCCGAAATATTCCTCGAACAGGATCGAGCCAAAGCGGAAGCCCCGGCGCACATCATCGCGCAGCGGGTTGGTGCCGGCGGTGCCCTGGTAGAAGGTGTAGGCCTCCTTGACGGTCTTGTGCTTGACCAGGGCATCGAAGAACTCGGGGCTGACCAGGGCGTGAATCGTGGTCATCATCTCGCCCTTGAGGTTCTCCTCGATATGGCGGGCGACCTGGGTGCAGTGGATGACCATGTCCTCTGCGCCACCGAACACAAAATCCACCTCGGGCTTCTGGATGTCGAACTCGTCGTGCCAGTCGTAGAGGGTATTGCCGGCCCCATCCTTGGTGATGCCCAAGAGCGCATTGACGCGCATGTACTCCAGCGTCTGCGCGTGCTTGGCGCGCATTCGGGCGAGTTTGCGGGTCATCACAGTCACCAGCGGATCTTCACCAGCGGCGAGACCCAGGCCCCGGATGCCCTGGATCTCCTCGGGCAGCACCACGTCGTTGTGCGGGATATGCGGCACGGCAAACGAGCGCACTGAGCGTTTGTCGGTGCTGCCCACGGTCGCGGGCGCACCGGGGGCCACGGCCGGCAGCAGACGCAGTTCGCCTTCGATGGATTCGATGGTGACGTTGCGCTGCGAGATGGGCTCGGGGGCAAACAGCCCCAGCTGGCCGACACGGCCATAGGGGTTGGGCAGCATCTGGATGGCGGCCGACATCTCGGCCAGCGTGAAGCCGCCCGCATCGAAAGGATTGACGATCACGGTCATATCAAGACTCCTGGGAATTGAGATCAAGCGACCGGACGCACCACGATGCCGTGGGCTGCCAGTTGCTGGTGTTTGAGGGATTGGGCAGCGGCATCAGTGACCGATGCATCGAAGGCCAGCGCACGGTCGGCGACGATCACCTGGCCACGGGCGAGCACCACCGCCTGGGTGTCGGTGTCCGAGGCAGGCACAGCGTGCAGCAGCACGGCGCAGGCGATCTCGGCGCCTTCCAGGCCTGCCGTGGAAGCGGCTGGCGACAAGGCGTAATTGCCGGTAGCGGTGATGCGGCCGAGCACGGCGCCCAAGGGGTAAGCGATACCAGCCTTCAGGGTCACGGTCTCGCGGGTGTAGTCCGGGTCGGACTCGCGCTTGATCAGATCACCGAGGGTCGCGGGAGAAATCAAAGGTGTGCTCATTTACGACCTCCATAGGCTTGGGCCGCTTTGACCAAGGGGCTGTCAGCGACGGATTGGGGTTTGGTGGATACAGGTGCCGGGGCCTCGGCGACGATGTCTTGCGCCACATCACGTTCGGCGGCTTGCTGCAGCACCGATTGACGCAGCGCATCCGGGGTGACGCCGCGCGCCAGGGCCTGGGCCGGATCGACGGTGACCCCGAGGCGTTTGGCTTGGGCGGCGATCTCGGTGAGCTCCACGAGTTGGCGGCGCAGTCGCTGCTCGACCTGGGCGGTGATGGCCGCCTCATCGAGCGGCGGCGGGGTTTGCGGTGAATTCGCCGGGGTCGGGGCTGTGTTCTCTTGGGTGTCGTCCACCAGCGTGACGGGGTTGTGATCATTCATGGAGATCTCCTTCGGGGATGGTTGGGATCGGGATGTGGTGCGGGTGGCCGACAGCGCGGCGGCCTTGTTGCGCAGGCTGCGTCCGGCACTCATGGCGAGCTGCCGTTGCAGAGCGGCCAGTGCCTCGGAACGGGTGCCGATCTGATCGGCGAGGCCCGCCTGGATGGCCGCCTCACCGCGATAGACGCGGGCTTCGGTGTCACGAATCGCCTCGGGTGTCAGCCGACGGAACCCAGCAACCAGGCTGATGAATTGCTCATGGAGCTGATCGATGTCGGCCTGGATGTCGGCAGCGACCGGCGCCGGTAGCGGCGCGTGCGGATGGCCATCGACCTTGTGGGCGCCGGCGTGCAGAAAGGTGTAATTCAGGCCCGCCTTGGCATCGGCCACCGACTCATCGACGTGCACCGCGACCACCCCGATGGAGCCCACCTCGGCGGTGCGGGTGAGCCACAGGCGGTCGGCAGCGCAGGCAATGGCGTAGGCGGCGGAGAGTGCCGCCTCATCGGCAATGGCCCACAGCGGTTTGCCCGAGGTCTGCGCCAGCTGCCGCAGGCGCTGGGCGAGATCGAACACACCACCGGCTTCGCCGCCGCTGGAGTCAATCTCTAGGAGCACGGCCTTGACCATCGGATCGGCAAAGGCCTGTTCGGCCATGGCCTCGATGTCGTGGTAGCTGGTCAGGCCACTGGCGGCGCCGATATACGAAGAGCGACGCACCAGCGTGCCGAGGACCGGGAGGACGGCGATGCCCTCCAGAATCTGGAAACCACCCGACATCGATACATCCAGGGTGGTGGGCGGTGGCGTGGCGAGCGTGTCGCCCGCCATCTTTCTGGCCACTACACCGAGGATCACTTCGAGTTTCGGGCGCGCAATCAGGAGCGGCGTCCCGTACAGGCGGGACACCAGGTAGGGCAAATCAGTCATCGGGATTCCTCAGTTCGAGGGGGCTGGCGGTGGTGCCTGCGCACGAGCTGGTGCCGGCTCACGGCCAAAGCGCAGCCCCAGGCTGTCCTCGCGCCAGTGATCACCGGCGATCTCGGCATCGACCATGGCTGCGTCGAAGCCCCGTTCGGCAATGGCCTGGGTGCGCGACTTGAGCCCGGCCTCGATGGCGTTGATTTCGGCGCGGATGTCTTTCAGGGGATCGACCCAGTCCCAGCGTGGCGGCAGCCAGCTGCAGTCCAGATAGTCGGCGCGACGTTGCTCGTAGTCCGGCAGGTCCAGTTGCCCCGCGAGCACCGCCGTGTCCATCCAGCGCGCCCACACCGCCCGGCACAGCTGAAACACCAGCACCGAATGCTGGAAGGCCTCGATGCGGCGGCGAAACTCCAGCAGCGCCGCCCGGGTGTTCGAGTAGTTGGCCTTCAACATATCGGCCGACAGGTTTGCGTAGGGCAAGCCCAAGGCAGCGGCCACCTGCAGGAGCGTCCTGTACTGGAAGCTCTCGTAGTTGCCGCCGACATCGGCCGGTGTCGAGAAGGTGATGTCCTCGCCGTCGTCCAGGATCTGCAACTGGCCGGGTTCGAGCGGCAGCAGCGGTTCGCCCCGGTCGTCGGTCTCCCCACCGTTGTCGAAGTCACGTTCCGGCCGGCGCACAAAGCCGACGAACATCGCCGCGACCTTCTTGCGGTCGAGCTCGGCATCGTCGTACTGGTCCAGCAGAAACAGCTTCACCAGCGCAGGCGAGAAGCGCGAGACACCCCGCAACTGCCCGGCGTCGACCGGATCAACGATGTGTAGAACCGACTCAGCCGGTACCCGCACCGTCTCACCAGCCAGTCCCGGATCGGTGATGTCGCCCGGGTGGCGGCGCAGGAAGTGGTAGGCGACGCGCCGACCGATGCGGTCGAACTCGATGCCCTGACGGATACGGTGCCCGTTCTCCAGCAGCTGGTTGTGGTTCAAAGGCAGCATCTCGGCCGGCAGCATCTGCAACTGCAGCGGAACCGACAGGCCATCCTCGGGGCGACGTGGCCGGATGCGGAAGAACACTTCGCCAGCGATGAAGAGCTCCCGGGCTGCGCGGCGTTGTTGGCCGTAGAAGTCGGTCAGCCCCTCGGCATCCGACTCATCGGTCCAGCGCAGCCACAGGCGCTGCACCCTATCCTTGAGCACCGCATCACCGATGCCCGACGAGGGTTTGATGCCGGTGCCCACCGCATTGCCCGCCCAGGACTCCACCGCATTGGCGGCATAGCCGTTGTTGCGGATCAGGTAGCGGGCACGGGCTGTCATGTCGGCGCCAGCCGCCTGGATCAGGGTGTTGACGTGGGCGCGGCTGGCGGCAAAGGTCTTGAGGCGGCGGGCAGACAAGCCCCCCTCGAAGCCCCCCACCATGGCACCGACCCTTCGTCCAAGTTTCTGGCGCAGGTTCTTGAGCATCCCCATCACAGACCCTTCCCGGCATAGGTGCGGATACGTCGGGCGCGCGGGCGGCCTTCGGCTTGGGCGATCTCGCGGTCAAGGTCATGGAGAGCCGACTGCAGTTCGGCATCGGACTTGTAGGTCACCCATTTGTCGCCGGCCTTCACAGTGAGCACGCCATTGAAGCGCGCGGCCTGCAGGGCTTCCCGCTGAGCCTTCAATTGTTCGAGGGTCATGGACAGCACTCCCGGCCAGCGGGAGGCTGGCGGTATCAGAGGTAGTTGGAAGAAATGGCCATACGGCGACGGCGCGGGCTGGCGGTCATCGGGGCCGAAACAGGTGTGCTCTTGCTTTGGCGAGTGCTGGGCACCGGCGGCAAGGCATCAGCTCGCTTGTTCAGGTTCAGGCCCATCGACAAGAGGCCGTGTAGCGCGGCGTAGGCGTACACCCGGCAGTCCAGCGCTTCGTTCCTGCGGCCATCGGGTTTCCACCAGAAGCGCTGCGGGAAGCCTTTCACGTAGCGGGTGCGGATGCGTTCGGCGGTCAGCTGCTCGAAATACTGCGCATCGCGGTCCAGCGGGAAATGCATCGCGCCCGGACCACCCTCGGCCTTCTTGAGCCGGGCGTAGATCGCCTCCTTGGCCGCATCCACCCCGACGGTGAAGAGATTGACCTTGCCCTTGTTCGCCTTGCTCGGGCGCTTGGGCCAGATCGGGCGTTTGCCCGAGCCACCCTTGATGGCCCAGATGCGTTTGCGCTCCCGCCCCTTGCAGAAAGCGTAAGCGGCGAGCGTGTGGTGGCCGCCGGTGTCCAGAGACGCGGCTTCGATGGTCAGGCCGTTGGCCAGGGTTTCGTGCTCGAAGCGACTGCCGAGGTAGGCGTCGAGCTGCGACCAGGTGTCCGGCGCAGATGGGTCGCCCCACAGCACCTTGTAGTCCACCGACCAGGATTCTTCGTCCCGCCCCCAGCCGACCACCTCCAATTCGAGGCGGTCGTCCTGCACGTCGATGCCGCAGGTCAGCAACGCCACCTCAGCGGGAATCGCAGGCCCGTAGGCTTCGCGGCGCTCCATCAGACCTTCAGCGTCCAAGGTCTCCCCCTCCCGGTCTTCCCAGGTTTCTGCCAGCTTGGTGTTCACCCAGACCTTGAGTCGTACCGGATCGTCCTTGGCGGCGTGATGTTCCTGGGCGATCTCGCCCCAGGTCAGCCACGGCGAATACAGGCTCGACAGATGGAAGCCCACCGTCTTGCCGTCACCCTCGGCCTTGGCGGTCCAGCGGCCATTGGCGAGCAGCGCCGGTTTGCGGTACTCGGGATGGATGCCCTCGCAGTGCGGGCAATGCCAGGCGGCATCATTCATCTTGCCGGTCGGCCATTTAATGTCGCGCCAGAGGATCTGGCTGTGTGCGCCGCAGTGATCACAGGACACTTCGAACACCCGCTGGTCCGATTCCAGGTAGGCCGCCTCGATGCGCGAGAAGCCCTTCAGGGTCGGCGTCGAGCACAGATAGACCTTGCGATTGACGAAGGTGGCGGCACGCTGCACGGCCAGTGCTACCGGATCACCTTCGCCATCGGCATCGCCCGGGTAACCATCCACCTCATCGAGAAACAGGTAGCGCACGGGCATCGATCTGAGGCCGACCGCACTGTTGGCGCCGGTCATGATCAGCACGCCACCAGGGAATTCCTTCATCAGCTGGGTGTTGCCGGAATCGCGGCTGCGGGGGTCTTTCACCCGGCTGGCCAGTTCGGGGCTGGCCTCAATCAGTGCATCCACCCGTTGCTTGGAGACGCGCTTGGCGCCTTCGACCGTGGGCTGCACCAGCAGCATTGGGCCGGGGGCGTGATGGATCACATAGCCCAGCCAGTTGAGTCCGGCTTCAGTCTTGCCAATCTGCGCTCCAGCCATCAGCACCACACGCTCTACGCGCGAGGTGGCCGACAGCGTTTCCATCACCGCCTTGAGATATGGCGTGCGGCTGGTCGACCAGCGCCCGGGCTCGGCGGAAGCCACCGACGAGAGCATCCGGTGGCGGTTGGCCCAGTCATCAACGGTGAGGATCGGATCGGGCGCGAGGCCGCGCTTCCAGGCCGATTCGACGAGGGATTCAACAGTGTTCAGCACTCGTCACCCCCGCTGAAAAATTGTTCAAAAATAAGCAGAACCCGCTTGGCTTCTGGGGCGAACAGAGCGTGAATGGACCCATCGACACACGCTTTTGAAAGGAGCACCGCCATGAGCCAACACCACCCCAACAGCCCGGAGCAGGCCCTGCTGATCGATGAGCTGCGCGACATCCAGAACGAATTGCTCGATGCGGTGCAACGCGCCGAATGGCTGCTTAAGCAGTCCGGATTCGACGGCGCCCGGCAGCGTGCCGAGGCTTACTGGATACCGCACATCGTCTGTGCGCTGTCGCGTGATCACGGCTACCTGGGCGGCTCGATGGTGACCTTGGAGGACACCATCCAGGAGATCGCCGAGGCCTTGGGTGAAGAGGACGGCGATGACCCGGAGGCCGACCCGCTCACCGAAACCCTCGGCGAAGAAATAGATGCGAAATCGCTGGAATGAGCTTGGCTTCTGCGCCGAACAGAGCGTTCATACAGACACGCCCACAGACCTAAACGGAGATCGAAATGACCCAGACCCACACCCCGACGCGCACACCTAAAACCCGCCGCAACCCCACCCAGACACTGGATGCGCTGCTGACCCGGATCGCCCAGGAGCATCTCTTCATCGACACCCTGGAAACCCGCAACAGCGACTCGATGGACTTCCACGACGTCAGCGTCTGGGGCGTCAAAGAGGCGCTGCTCGCCGCCTACCAGGCCGGTCTGGCCGCCAGTCAGAAAGCGGCCCAGAAGCCCGCCTGATACCACCCACCACTGAAGGAGAAACCACCATGAGCAACCAGATTGCCCCCATCACCGAACGCCAGCTTGACCTGATCACCCGCGCCCACTGCGATGCCAATGGCTTGATCGAGCCGCTGCTCGAACTGAAGGGCGGCGCCAAGCTGAAAATGATCGCCAGCCTTGCCAGCCGAAACCTGATCGAACAGGCCGAGGGCCAATGGCGCCTGACGCGCACGGCGATGGCCATCATCAAAGGAGAGGCCAAGCCCGAGGAGGTGTTGCCCAGCCCCATGACAGCAGATGACGCCATCGAGCAAGAACCGAAGGCCATCACAACGACAGAGCCCTTGGTCACCCGTGCGAGCGAACCCACCCCTGCCGGTCGCGGCCACAGCAAGCAGGCGCTGGTGATCGAAATGCTCAAGCGCCCCGAGGGCGTGACCATTGCGCAGATCTGTGAGGCGACCGGCTGGCAGGCGCACACGGTGCGCGGCACCTTTGCCGGCGCACTCAAGAAGAAGATGGGCCTGAACATCGTCTCCGAGAAGATCGAAGGCCCTGCCGGCACCCCGGGTGCGGGTCAGCGCCTCTACCGCATCGCCGAGGAGGCCAGCGCATGAGCACCATGACCCTCACCATCGAGCGCATCCCGCGCACCCTGACGATCAATGGCCAGGCGGTGACCGTGGAGGAGCTGGGCGTGCGTCTGCCCTTTGCCCGCAAGCCGGTCGATCTCGATGAGGTCGGCGGTCATGGCCAGATCAAGGTCTTTGTGACCGAGACCCGGATGATGACCCCGGCCGAGTTCGATGTCTTTGCGCGCAGCCTGATGGCCTCGCGGGATTGGCTGGCCGGCAAAGGGGGTGGAGCGGAAGGCGGCTACCTCTGCGTGGAGGTCACGGCACCTGATCGCCCCTACCTCTACATCAATCCCGAGGGCAGCGATTACGCCCGCTACGTGGCGCGCTTGGGCTGAGGTAAAGGAAAAGGGATCGTTGATGGTGTCGCCCACCCCCAACTTGATCAAAAAATAGTCGATCTTCTGCTTGCTATTCCATCCGGGTAGAGCGTTCATAGAGCCAACGAAACACCACCTGCAAGGAGCTCAAAATGAACGCCACCAACCCGATCCCCGCCACCCAGAACGACGCCTGGGGCTTTTACGGCACGATGAACGACCAGGCCAAAGCCGCCTGGCCGCTGGCCATGACCGCGATCTCGGATGCCACCTACCAGCCACTCGAATCGGTTCGCACCTTCCTCGACAGCCGCCACGGCCGGCACTTTGCCGACGATGTGCAAAACGGCCTCTTTGCCGGCGCCACCCTGAGCGATGCGATTGAGCAAGCCACCCAGCGCTGGATGGGCTGGACGATTAGCCGCAGCACCAGCAAGGAGTACGGCATCCCCAAGGGCCTGCCTTACCTCACCGGCTTCGTGATCCACTGCGAGATCGTCGAAGAATCCCTGGCGGCTTGAGCCATGACCCGCACGGTGCGCGCCCTGCGCTTCGATGCCAACCAGCGGCCACGCGGCACCTGTCTGATCACCCTGGAGTGGCGCGGTCGAACGATTGCCGCCGTCACCCACCAGGAACGCCGTTACCTGCCCACTGGCAGAACGGCCACCCGCCACACCGGCGAGTCAGTCATCGAGATGATGGCGCGGGACTACTTTGTGGAGCGTCTGTGGCTGAGCACCGATGGCACAGTGCTGTGGGAGCAGCAGCCACTGGCACTCTGACCCGCCACGCCTCGAAGGTGCGACGCAGCGCGTAGCTTCTCATCAGCGACACGACCGTGAAAATCAGGCCGATCACCAGGTTCTCCTGCAATGTGGCGTGCAAACCGAAGAGCGGGAACACCAGCCATTGGGTCGCCACCGCCACCCCATAACCGACCAGCACATTGGTCACAGCCTCCACCAGCGACATCGTGCGCGACTGCTTCACAGGGCCTCCTCGGCATCCAACTCATCGCTGGCATCGGCAGTCTCTGCCGAGCCGACCAGATCATCGAATCGCACCCCATCCGCTTCGCGCACCGCCTGCGCTCCGGCATATTCTTGCCAGCGGCGAACAATCACATCCACATACTTCGGATCAAGCTCAATCAGCCGTGCCTGGCGACCAGACTTCTCGGCCGCGATCAGCGTGGTGCCAGAGCCGCCGAAGGGATCGAGTACGACATCACCGGGTCGGCTGGAATTGCGGATCGCCCGCTCGACCAGTTCCACCGGCTTCATCGTCGGATGCAGGTCATTGACGCGCGGCTTGTTGAAGTGCCACACATCGCCCTGGTCGCGGTCGCCGCACCAGTGGCGGGTGGCACCCTCAGGCCAACCGTAGAGGATCGGCTCGTACTGGCGCTGGTAGTCCGAGCGGCCCAGTGTGAAGGTGTTCTTGGCCCAGATGATGAAGGTCGACCACTTGCCACCGGCAGCACGGAATGCTGCTTGCAGGGTATCGAGCTCGCTGGAGGACATCGCCACGTAGATGGCACCCGAGCAATGCGCCAGAGTGGGTTTGAAGGCATTGAGTAAAAAGTCCTGAAAGCCGTCGCCCAGGTTGTCGTTCAGGATCGGGCGGTTGGTACCGCGCATCTTGTCCTTGGCGCTGTTGGCGTAGTCGACGTTGTACGGCGGGTCGGTGAACACCATGGTGGCCTTCTCGCCGGTCATCAGCAGGGCGAAGCTCGTGGGATCGGTGCTGTCACCACACAACAACCGGTGCTTGCCCATGATCCAGACGTCGCCGGGCTTGGACACCGGGATGACCGGCACCTCGGGCGCAGCATCCTCGTCGGTGTTGCCCTCCGTGGTGATCTCCTCACCGGCCAGCAGTTCAGCGATCTCGTCGTCATCAAAGCCCGTGAGCGCCAGATCGAAGTCATCGAGCTGCAACTCTTCCAATTCCAGGCGCAGCAGGTCCTCATCCCAGTCCGCCCAGGTGGCCGAGCGATTGGCGAGTATCCGGAAGGCTTTGATCTGCATCGGCGTGAGGTCATCGGCCAGCACCACCGGCACCGTTTCCAGTCCCAAGTGCTGCGCGGCCTTGAGCCTCAGATGTCCGTCAACGACCTCGCCGGTGCTCTTGGCAATGATCGGGATGCGAAATCCAAATTCCTGGATGGCCCCGGCCATCTGCTCGATGACGTGGTCGTTCTTGCGCGGGTTGCGTCCGTAAGGGATGAGTTTGCCCACCGGCCAGTGGTGCAGTTCGATATCTTGCATAGGGGTCTCTCAAAGGGGTGCTGATCCGATCCGCAACCCGACCTATCGAGAAAGCTCCTCGAGGGCCTGGCGGATTTCGTCGTCCAGTCGTTGTTCGATCACGCGCGGGTCTTGCTCAGCCGCCAATGCAGCAGCCAGACGGCGTGGAAAGGTCTGCATCCGGTCTCGCAGGCGGCGCGCCAGGTTAAAGGTGCGCATCTCCACCTCATCGCTGCTGATCAGCTTGGCCGTTCGCTCCTCGTACTCGAGCTTGGCCAGGCGTGCGGCGTAGGCTTCGCGGATGGCGCGGCTGGTCTGGTAATCGGGCGCGGAAATCCGGCTGGTTTCCACAGGTGGCGCAAGCTCGCGGTTGGCAACCGATGCCGTGGAAACCGGAGTGGAAACAGGTGGGGTTGCCACCTTGGCCGCAGGTTTCGCGGCGCCGGTGTTCAGGTTCTGTGACGGCAGGGTATTGCGTGCCCACTGGGCGTCGGCCTTGACCGGGTCAATCTTGCCGTCGGGTTCGATGCTGATGCGCCCGGCCTTGATGGCCTTGGCCACAGCGGTGTGGCTCACGCCACGGTGTTGGGCATAGGCCCGGATGGACAGTCCCATCGCATTCCTCCGGGCCGGGCGGGTCAATCAATCGTCAGCGGTGGGTCACCCTGGGAGTGGAAACTTCGGTGGAAACTGGCAACCTATTTTTGTCGCTGGCGCTAGGCAAGCCGGGCGGTTGGCGCGTCCCCCGCTTTTTAGATCGCCCGGGAGGACCCGTCAGATGTGTCAGATGCGTCAGCCACCATCACGTCGCCTTCGCCAGCTCTTCCCGCAGCGCCCGTTCCATCTGCCGCTGGTACTCGCGCAAGGCCACGCTCCTGACCGTCTCAGCCATACCCAAGCGCGGCTGCACCTTGATCTGGGCCTTGGGCCGCAGGAGGTAGAGCGCCAGGATGCGTCGCTCGTCACGGCGCTCGAACAGCATTCCTGCCCGGTAGAAGACGGTGGGCTTGTTCTTGACCTGATCGAGCCACTGGCTCTTGGGGATGACGCGGGTCTGTGCCATCTCGCGCAACCGCCCGGCCGGAATGGGTCGCGCATCGGGATGGCTGCCGCCCGTCTCCTGTGCCGCCATGAAGCGATCCCGCGACCAGACCTCGGCCATCAGTGTGCGCGGCTTGGCCGGTGTGACGCCAATACCCCGACTGATCCACGGCCGGCGCAGGTTGAAGCGCTCGGGCAGACTATCGCGCACCGCATCACGGGCATCGAAGGCCGTTCGGGTCAGGGCTTTGGCGGCGGCGTTCGGAACGTGCCGCTGAGCCACGTCCGACAGGTACTCGGTGGCCTTAGCCACATCGGCAGTGACATCAAGTTTCAGCATCGGCGGACTTCCGGCGGCGTGGGGTGGCTGGAGTGTCGGGCTGGGTAGCCGGTTCAGCTGGGATGCCAGCCTGTTGCGCCAGGATCTGTTCAGCAGTGGCCGCATCGGCCTCAACCGTCAGGCCAGGGACGAGCGAGCGCACGCCGCCAGCGCCGGTGAGGACCACCGGGCGGGTGATGAGAAGTTTCATGGGGGAGTCTCCAGCGCTGGGCAGACAGGCGAGCGCCCAGCCCAGAAACGACAACGCCCACCAAGGTCTCCCCGGTGGGCGCAGTTATCAGCAGTACGTGAATACTCTACCTTGTGTGATCAAACATTCAAGTAGGTTTCTTCGCTGGCGGCTGAAAATTTTTCGGCGGCGTATATTTTTTCGGGCGCTCGATCACCGCAGGGTCAGCGAGCACTAATTTTTCCGGGAAAAGGTTACGGGCAAAATGAGCCTCGGTCACCCTGATCCTGCCATTGGCCGCATTTTCCAGTGCTTTGGATCGGTTGAGACGCCGCTCAGGGATCGCCACCCGGATTTCTTTTTTAGGGAACGCCTCCCTAACAACACGAATCGCCGGAGCCAAATCGGTATCTGCTGTGAAGATGATCGCCTTGTCGAAAGCATCCTCGAAAGCGAGCCTGACCAGATAAACAGCCAGATTGACGTCACTTTCTTTTTCTTCGTGACCATCCCACTCGTGTTTGCAGCTCGGGCACTTACGGGGCTTCTTCTTAAAGGTCCCCATCACATCCTTGATTCCGGACGCCTTCAGAGCAGCCACGTAGGCGCGATGGCGATCCTGCGCGTCTTGGTTAATCCAACCAGCATAGGCCGAGAAGTAATATCCGCCTACCAACACGTCGTTCTTTGGATGAATGAGCGCTTTGCTCAGAGACCAGATATCAAGCCACTTGAGATAATGCTTGGTGTTTGTGGGCCGCCTAGTTTTCGGGTCGCGATCCAAGTCGTCAATGGCATGGTAAAGATTGAAACCATCTACGAAAACTACGACACGATTCTGATCGTTTTTCTCCAAAGCAGACCCCCAAAATGAAACCGGCCGCGCAGGCGGCCGGGACCTCGGGGATACCCCTCGGGATGATAAGCCGGCACCGCAGGGTACCGGGTCCAACAGCAGCGCTGTTGGGATGAGTGACTCCGGTGCCGCAGGGCGCCGGGACCCTACGGCTTGCCGCAGGGGATGACTAAGCCTCAGATTATCAGCACTCGACCATCACCTGTCAATCTCTTGGTCCCGAGCAACACCATAGGGTTTGGCATTCTTGCTACACCGTTCATACCCGTAGTACCGCGCCAACACCCCCAGGCCAGCGATCAGGATGCCCTTGGCCTCGTGCAGGGAGATCGCCTTGCCGGCCCAGCCCTGGCGTAGCGCCCACTCGCGGACCGACTGGCCAAGCCCGGCCACGTACCAGAGCGCCGATCCGGCCGGACTGCCACTGCCGCCGACTGCCTCCAGTGCCTCCCGAACCGCACGGGCAGCGCCAGCGTTCTTCTCGACCATCATCTGCCCAGGTGCCGTGCCGCCCGGCAGACCATCGAGCTTGGGGCTGGCGACACCACTGCCAAACGCCCGGGCGAAGTCCTGTGAGAACTGCTGCCCCGCATCGTGCATGGCACCGGTGATACTGCCGTTTCTGAGCATCAGCGCCAGCGTGTCCACCGTCCGGTAGTGATCGACGGGCTTCTGGTCGTCGTCCTCCTCGCGCACATAGCGGATCACGCTGCCATCGGGGCGGATCAGTTCATGGCCGATGGGTGGTTTGCGCTCAGTGCGGGCCTTGGCGCGTTGGGTTTTCTTGGTCATGGCCGGCCCTCCCCAAGTTGCCCAAGGGTCGCCAGTGCCCCATCGCGGTCACGCTGCACGGTGATCGACTTGGCCGTGGTCGCCACCACCGTCCAGGTTTCACCATCACCCCGGTCGATCACCTCGCCCTCGGCCCAAGATGTGCTCTTGCGGGACGCGGTGGTGCGTGCGCCGTAGAGCTTGGTGGCGATGCCGGTCAGGAACGCACGATCCCAGTCGTCGTAGATGTCATCAAGCGGCACCACGACGATGCCTTGTTTGTGCCAGGCAGCGGCGCGCATCGCCCGCAGCTCCTCGGCGTTGGCCGGTGACTGCGGTGCCATCCTGCCCAAGGAGCAGGGAATCGAGGGGGTGTTCATGCGCATGCCACACCTCCTTGAGCCATCGCCCAGTCCAGCAGCGCCAGCGCATCGGCGTGGTTGTCGTCGACCGGGTCAAAACCGCGTGCCTTCGCCGCCACGACCATCTCCGCTTTGCCGGCATTGCCCTTGCCGGTGGCGTGCTTCTTGATCGTGCCCACCGGCACACCTTGATACGGGATCTGGTGGTGCTCGCACCAGGCGGTCAGGTGCGCCATGAAGCCGCCATAGATATGCGCGGCATCCACCCCTTTGTGGTTCCTGACCTCCTCGTACACCACCAGATCAATGCCGTCAGCGCACTGCTTGATGTCGGTCAGCCAGCGCTTGAAGCGCAGGTATCTCATTCCGCCGCCTTCGAAGCGCTGCGGCTTGAAGGATTCGCTGCCGCCGCCGATCAGTCGGTCGTGGCCGGCCAGTGCCCAGCCGGTGGTGGTGCCCAGATCAAGGGCCAAAATCGTTGTCGTCATGGTGTTCAGTTCCTTATTCGTTCGGGAGCCGACACCGGGGCTGAAGGATTTGAAGGGTCTGAGGGTTAATCTCTCATACGTGTGTACGCGCACGCGTGAAGGCGTAAATCCGTAAACCCTTCAAATCCTTCAGGCCGCCCCGGCCAGCTCGGTGTTTTCAGTCGGGGTAACGGGCGTATCCGGGGTATTCCTTGGGTTGCAGGCTGATGCCCTGAAAGCCCATTGCACCCTTCGGATTGCGCCATCGAGCGAAGCGCCGGGAGACCAAGGTTTCGGAGAAGCGCTTGATCGAGCCCACGAATTCGCCGTGCTTTTCTGCCCACTCGCGCCAGTCGGCAAAGAGGTCAGCCGTGAGGGATCGGGCGGCAGGCTCCACGTAGCAGCGCTCACCCATCCACTGCCCAATGGCATCCTCGTCCTCGAAATACTCATCCGTGGCGTTCAGCACGGATTGAGGCTGTCGCAGCCCCTCGCGCTGCCAGGCCAGACACCCATCGACGCCCCAGCTGAAGATCCCGTTGGCCTCGGCCAACAACTTGGTCTGCAGCTGCTTGTCGCGCTTTTCCGGGGGCACGGTGATCGTGAAAGGGATCAGGTGCAGACGGCGGCGCATGGCCTCGTCGATGTTGCGGATGGCCGGCTTGTGGTTGCCGGCGATCACCAACTTGAACTGCGGCACGTAGGTGAAGAAGTCCTGGCGCATGAAGCGGGCGGACACCCGGTCGCCGCCGGTGATCTCCTTGATCTTCGACTCGTTCCAGCGCCGCCCCTGTTCGGTCTCGGTCGCGCCGACGAAACGCGAACCGCGCAGCCCCGCCAGATCGGTCGGATGCCGGTCACCGCGCGTTTCCATGAAGGTGTCCATGGGCGCGTTGGCGGCGTAGTCACCCAACAGCGTGAAGAGCGTGTTCACGAACACCGACTTGCCGTTGGCACCGGTGCCGTAGAGGAAGAACAAGGCGTGCTCACTGGTCGCGCCAGTCAGGCAGTAGCCGAACATGCGCTGCAGGTAGGACTGCAGCTCGACATCGCCGCCCGTGACCTGGTCCAGGAAACGCAACCAGGTCGGGCAAGTACTGCCCGGCACCAGGGTCGCCGAGGCGATCTTGGTCATCCGGTCAGCCCGGTCGTGCGGTCGCATCCGGCCGGTGCGCAGATCCACCACGCCGCCCGGCGTGTTGATCAGCCAGATGTCGGCATCCCACTCGTCGGTGGTCGCTGCGTGCCGGCGGTCCGAGCGTGCCAGACGTTCCACCCCACCCACGGTGCTGCTGGCAGCCAGCTTGGCCGCGACCTTGCTGCTGTCCGCACGCACCGCTGCGTGGCGACAGACGTGTCGGATCAGATCCGTGGCCGCCAAGGTCTCCTCGGCCCGCCAGCGCTGGCCATCCCACATCAGCCATTTGCCCCAGGCCGCGATGTAGCGCCAGTCGCGC